ATTTGTCGGGCAATAAGAACAATGGTACGTTAACTGGAACAACTGCCGTCGCTGGCCCTCCCTACGCTCCTTTCACTCCTCGCTGGCCTCAGCCCCTCATGGCAGCAGCCCCTACCTTCAATCCCGCTTGGGCGCTGGGCAAGAATATCGTCATTGAAGGAGTCGCAACCTAATGGCTTCCCTTCAACGCAATGTTGCTTCGCAAAATGTCACTTTCTGCCTCGTAAATGCAACGACTGGCGCAGCCGACGCCACAGGCACTGGTCTCGCTGGCCGAGTCACCATCGACAATGCTGCGCAAGGCGCAGTAGCGGGAACCTTCACCAACAAGGGCAGCGGTCAGTACAATTATGCGCCAACGCAGGCCGAGACCAATGGCATTGATGTTGGCTTCCTTTTCACCGCTACTGGTGATATTCCACTCAACGTCGACTTTCATACTGACCTCGTTGATGCCGGTGGTAACCTGCAAACTGATGTGGTTAAGTGGGTTGGCACCACAGTGCCAGCACCAACCACCACTGGTATCCCAGATGTTAACGCTAAGAACATCGGCAATGCAGCCGCCGCCTACCCCGTGTCTTCTAACCTGTCGCAGATCAATGGCAATGCCACCGCTGCGGCAGCCCTTGCCCAAGGCACCCAATCGACTTGTTGGGGTACTGTAGGCTCTGGCAGCACTAGCACCGCTGTCGCTGTATCCAGTCTAAACAATCCTTCTTCATTAACCGACACAGGTCAGTTGGTCGGGCGCACGATCATCTTTCTTGGCAACACCGCGACCAACCATATGCAAGCCCAAGCAGCCGCGATCTCTGCCAATACGACTGGCGCAACACCAACTATCAGCTTCGTCCCAACTCCAATGACCGCTGCTCCAGTGAGCGGCGACGTATTTGTGATCTTGTAATGGCCGGAACGCATGTATCAGTATCAAGTCCGCTAGGGTATGCCAAGGCACCCTACGGTAGCTTCGCTGGGAGATTGCCCAGCGTAGGGATCGCTATACCGACTGATCTCGACCAAGGCGGTATTCCAAGGCAATGGGTCACTGCGAGATTCGGGCCTGGAATTGGGAGGGTGAAGGTTCCGCTGCGTAGCGTGTTTCTAGTAACCAGTGTCGGCTATGTCACCGTGCCAGCTGGCGTGACTGTGGTCGAGGTCAATGTCGCTGGATCAGTCACTATTGTTCTACCCTCAGCAAGGGACCCAGCAGTCATTGCGCAGGAGCGTCTGTTTGCCAAGCGACCATTCATGATTACAGATGTAGGTGGTACTGCGGGCACCTATCCAATCCTTATCCAGCCACAGGTTGGCGAGACCATTATGGGCCTGAGCGCAATATCGATTCATACCAATTATGGAGGCGTTACACTGACGCCCTCCACAACCCTCCAAGGATGGATGATGATCAAGCCATGAGTTCACAGCTGGACCTCGATCAAGGTGGAACATCGCGGCAGTGGGTATTGGCCGAGCTTGGACCAACATTCGGCGGAGTATGGTACCCCTTGCAAAACCTGTTGATCACAACCGCGCCCGCGACAGTCACGATGGACCCAAGCTCCTCGATGGTGCAGGTTAACGTCGCTGGCCCAGTGACTGTAATTCTGCCCTCAGCGAAGCTCCCACCAGTGCCAGCGCAACCTGGACTCTTTGTCAAGAATCCAGTCACGATCGCTGACATTGGCGGCAATGCCTCAGCACATCCAATTACGATCCAAGCGCAGCCGGGAGAGAATGTCATGGGTCTGGCCTCCATTCGAATCACGGCCAACTATGGGGCTTTTACGTTGGAACCTTCGTCCAATCTCATGGGATGGAACTCGGTATCGCCATGAAGAAATTTCTCCTCGCCACTGCAGTTGGGCTCTTTATGCCCACAATTGCCCACGCCCAGTGCACAGGCATATTCCCCACTAATACCGTTTGCGGTAACTCAAGTGGATCGCCTGCGCCTCCCGGTCCAGCAGCGCCTGGAGCATTCGTTGGCGTTGTTACTGCCCAAGTTCCACAATTTCCAACCTCTGTTACCAATCTCGGCGCAAGTACCGACACCAATACCCGCTGCGCTCAATCCGGCGGCGGCGTCACGCCGTACTGGGGCGACTGTGGCAGCGCCATCCACAATCTCCTCCGCAACAGTTCGCTGATCGACAGCCGTTGTACTCCCAATGGGTGGGGCACTGGTAACTCTTGCTCAAAGACGATCACAACGTCTGGTGATTTCTGCGCTGTCGGAGTTTACGTCATTCCAGTTGGTGCCAGCGTTACTTGTATTTGGCACGCGCCGGGAGATGGAGCACAGCCCGGCTTGGCGATTGCTGGCGGTGTTGGCCTTACTGATCTCAGGATCAGATTTGTCCAAGATAGTTGGACGGTGCGTCAGTTCGTTGCGCCAACACAGTATCGGAATACTCCAACATTCACCTTTCAAATGAGAATATTCAACAACAGTGCTGTAATGAACCCAACGATTGCGACTTTTACGCCTACTGCCCTTGATAATTTTTCCACAACTTTTGCTGATCTCACTCCTGCACAGCCAACGCAATCGTGTCCGACGAGTCTATCCGGGATAAATTCTTATAATTGCACTATCGCTTTTACTTGGACCACGGGCGGTGGAATTGCGACCGGTTATGAGGAAGTGATTGATCTTCATCCGACCGATAATCTTTCTGGTGGAATAACAATCCTGCCGGGATTTGATATGCGAGTAACCCCTGGTGCAACGCCGGGCATTGCGCTCAACCCACCAACTCCTGACATTCCAGATCCCTATGTCGATCACATCCGCGATCAGCGACATTACCAAGTCTATACCAACTGGCAGGCCGTCGGGTTTACTGAATTGGGTTGGTCGCAGGCGACCAATACTACCACCGTGACCATGCCCTTTCCTTTCCCTGTCATGCGAGCGCCGCCGACTGTTGGTTGTGGCGGCCTTCGTGTCGGTGGCAATATCGGCGCTACGTGTACTGGAGGGAGCACTACCTATAGTTCAACCATCCTGACTGGTGGTGGTGGCGCAATTAGTGTGACCACGGGCAACATGTACATCACTGAGGGCACCGTCACGCTTGATGCCGAATTAACAGGAGGATGAAAGTGCGAGCTTTTGTTATGATCGCTGCGCTGCTCGCTAGCACGTCTGCCTTCGCGCAGAGTGGCGGGCGCAATCTCGGCACGAGTTATGTCGGACAAGTGGCAACCAAGACCGGCATCATAGCGGCCAATGACACTTCTGGACCTAAACAAATCATGTCGCGCACCATGCATCAGGCGCGGCAACCCCTTACCAGTTTCAAGGTTGTCTTTCCCAATTATTGGATGAACTCAAGCGGCCAGGAGGTTGGCAGCACAGGTCTCGTCAATAACTTTCCGTCAGCTTCGGTGGCGGCAAGCATTGAGTATCCGCCTGGAACTTGCACACAAATTCTATTTAGTGGCGTTGCTACCGGAACCATGGCAACAGGTGTTTTCTCGATAACGTCTGATGCAATTACATTGAATATTCCAAGTGGAGCGTTCTTTGGCGTGCGGACATTTTGGCAAAATACTGGTGGCTCTGCTGGTATCCTCACTGGTGGCGCCATCACTTGGCTCGGCGATGCCGGTATCCCGACAGCGGCAGGTGGTGTCGATCTCACAGTCACTTGCGCGACGTTCAATGGTACAACAGGCTTGGCCCCTGCCGGTTCTGTCATTGTGCCACTGGCAATCGTCGCCACCACCAATCAGCCGGCGGTATGTTTTATCGGCGACAGCATTTCCAGTGGAACGACGCCGGGCTTCCTGCCGGATGGCACTAGTGGCATCACTGCACCGTTGGTGAATGGGTCATTTGGAACTATTGATATATCGCACGGCAGCATGTCGGCGACTTTGTTTTCTGCTGTCGCAAGCACAGCGCCAAAGTTAGCACTCTATCAATACTGCACCATTCTGTTGGATCAGCTCGGCATCAACGATGTCGGCGCTAGCGGCGCAGCAGCGATAGAAGCCAGTATGCAGACAATTTATTCGGCGTTTTCTGCTAACTCAGCGCCGCCAGGGCAGATTGTGAAGACGACACTCACTCCGCACACAACTTCAACCGATAGCTGGGCAACTACAGTTAACCAAACAGTTATCTCGGCCCCAGCCGAAACATCTCGTACTCAATTGAACGCCGACATTCGTGCCAAGACTTTCTTCACTGGAGATTATCTCGACGTTGCTGCTGTGACCGGAACGCCGACGCCGAACTTTCAATTCTGGAGAAATCCCGTATCGCACCCGAGCGGTTGCCCGCTTGGGCCTGGGTTTGCCTGGACCGATGATGGTCTCCACCCGAACGCGTGCGCCGCCAAGTTCATCTACTTGAACCAGTTCCCCTATCCAGTCACTTACTTTCTCCACAGGTGAAACATGCCCTCTACATCTAAAAAGCAAGCAAGATTCATGGCGATGATCGCGCACGACCCTGGCGCGGCAAAGCGCACTGGCGTGCCGCAATCGGTTGCCAAGGAGTTTAATCGCGCTGACAAACGCACTGGGATTCTTCGCAAGAAGAAAGCCAAGAGGAGTGGTGGGTTGGAAGAACCTGAATAGGAGAGGTGTAAATGAGTGATAACATAGAGGCTATTCTCAAGAATATCCTGCAAGAATTGAAAACTGTCCGTATCCAGAATACGGAGATGGTTCAATTCATGCGCGAGGCTGAAAAGGAGATTCCAGAGTTCATGCGGCGGTTCATGAACTATTACCATGATGCTCATGATGTCAGATTTATGTATGAAAATCTGGGGCATCCGGTACCGCCTCATGTGAACAGAGAGATAGAACGCTGCGACGATCGCTATCGGCAGTTGCTTGAGGCACTGCATACCGGTGGGGGTGCCTTTGAGAAGGTTCGACAAGAGATGGCAAAGGACCCAATGAATCGCTGGGATCATACAAGATTCCTGGAGAAGCCAAAGGAGCGACCAAATGGCTAGATGGAAACTGATGAAGCCCCACTATCTGTGGGCTACAGATAATGAGTGGGAATACCAAGAAACAAGTCGAGAAACTGGACGGCGGGCGACCAAGCGTTACAACGTTCCAAGGTATTTCGATCCTGAAGAACCTGGCGATTGGAATACGAAAGGGAGCGGCGACTGCATTGTCTGCCACGAGGGCAAGGGCCATCCAAAGGATCATATCTTTACTGGAGCACCGACTTTGGATATGGAGCCATTGGATGGAGAGGCTGAGATGCTTAGTGCAGAGGTTATGAAACACTGCAAGCATCCAATCGATTCCCTCCCCGGCGACTTCACTCAGTCGATTCTCAACGACTTCCAGCGACAAATCGATGCACTGTCTAAATCTCAACCAGTCATCCCGACAAATGTCGCTGTAACCTTCCAGGAGTTCAACGATTTGAAAGAGCAGGTCGCGAAGCTCATCGAAGAGAATGCGAAGCTTCGTGCCAAACCAACGGAGATTAGAAAATGAGACAGGGTTACGCAAGCAGAACTACGCTTGAGAAGAAAACTGAGCCGAAGCCTCGCAGTGTTAGCGAGGCGTACACGGCTCAGCTCGGTACCTCTACCTTCTACAAGAAGGATGTCATGTATCAAGGTAGAGGATTTAAAGCCCCTAACAACCAGAATGTTGCAACACACAAGTCTGGTAGCCAGAGGAGATACTGATGACTGATACGAAGTACAAAGCTGAGGAAGATGCGGAGCGTGCATTCTACCTTATGCACTTCTGTCACCTTTCGAGGGATTATCCACAAACCGCAGCGCTAGCCGCGTCGTTCCTTCGTGAACTTGCAGCGATGAATGCTCGGCAGGTAGAGCGGGACGCAAAGGATACTGCAGACCGTTTGAAAGCAGCGGCAGCAGCAGCTTCGGCGGCCGCTGCCTCGGAGTCTGACGAATCCCCTCCTACGCGGTCGCGCGCTCGCTGAGTATAGGCGACGCAGCAAAGAGGTAATTCATGGAAAAGGGTCGAGACATTCTAAGCGAGTACGGGAGCGACAGCAACGCTCCCGAAAAGCCTCGCGCCAGCCACGGCGGTCAAATGCCAGTAAGGGACGTGATGGGCTACTGCCCTCCAGTAGGTCCCACCACGTTTGGCCACAGCGGCCCAGGCCTCGCAGAAAGAAATAACTATGGGAATGCGGGATCGCAGGGGAAGTATTCCACTCCAGTCAAAACGTCTGGAGCGCCTGGGATAGTGCGGAAGGGCGGAACGAACGAGGGGGAGGAAGGAAGTCAACATGGCTAGAGATATCCTTAGTCAGTACGGCAAAGATGTACCAAAAAAGATGGTCGCAAGGGTAAGGTCTGGCGGGGTCAAGAAGGCTCGTGATGTTTGGGATTACCAAGAGCCGAAGGGTCCAATGGGTATTGATAATTGTGGTCCTGGTCTTGGTGGCGACGTTTACGAACAAGGAGCACAGGGAGGCCATTATGGCGCTCGCGAGGGCGGCAGTGCTGGTCTTCACGGAATGAAATACCCGAAGGGTAGCCAGCGTGGCTAATGCCTGCAGCAACTGCTTCTTTGTAACTATCGGCCCATCGGCTGGAATTTACTACTGCCATAGAAATGCACCGCAGCGCGACGAGAATACGGCAGTATGGTGGCCGCAGGTGCAGGCAAGCGACTGGTGCGGAGAAGGTTATGACATCACCACCAACTCTTGGTATCAGCCAAGCGGAGCGGCAGCTGCGTCATACCTAACCACTGGCGATCAGTCGTTTCCCAACGTGACGCTGGCAGATGTGACGGGAATGGTGGCGAGTGTTGCTGCTGGTCACAGCTATAACTGGGTGATAACACTGTATTTCACTGCGGCGGGTGGGGGCGCCTCTGGCGGATTACAGGTATCGATGTCTGGAACAGTGGTACCAAGCAACATCATCTACGATGGGTGGCAAGTGGATGCTAATGCGATTGCTGGACAGAACCTGGCAACGGCTTTGAATAGTGTGGTTGCCAACAATGCTTCCAGGGGGACCAACGCTGTCGCTGTTGTCCATGGGACTATCGTCGTGAATACAACTGGGACGCTGAAAGTACAGGCGGCGCAAAGCAATGCCAATGCCACCGCATCTGTAATCAAGGCCGGCTCACTATATCAGATTAGGCAAATATCATGACAACAGATGTAGACATCGTAAATCGCGCCTTGAGTCTAATCGGCACTCGATCTACTATCGCCGCGTTAGCTGAACAATCTAATGAGGCTATAGCTGCTAACATTTGGGTCGATGTCGTTAGAGACGAGGTGGCCCGTCTTGCCCCCTGGAACTGTGTAACGGCTTTCAACAATCTGGTGCTGAGTTGTGCAGCACCAGGGACACCAGAGAACCCAACCACTGGAGCAGTCCAATGGGCGAGGGGTATTCCCCTTCCTCCGTGGTCCTACGAGTATATTTATCCGCTAGATTGCCTAAGACCCCTATGGATAGTTCCGCAATTCCAGACAGGCTTCGCCTCAGGCGTGCCGATAACGACGGCAGTAACTGGAGGCGCACCGGCGTATTGGAATGGACCTCCGGTAAAATTCAAGGTAGGCACCGACTTACTCGACCCTTCGACTGGAGTGCCATCCCCAGCACCACCAGTTGGAACTGGTATCGACACTCGAATCATCCTCACGAACCAGGAATTCGCCCTCCTGGTCTACAACAAACGAATAACGCTGCCAGATATTATGGACGATAACTTCAGGGCAGCGTGGGAGATGGCCCTCGCAGGCCGCATCGTTTGGCAGTTGAGTGGTGATAAACAGCTGGCGAATGCGAAACTGACTGAAGCTAATCAGATGATAATTGCCGCAAGGGCGGTGGATGGCAATGAAGGACTGACTATCAATAACGTAACTCCAGATTGGATACGGATTCGAGGTATAGATTATCCATACGATCAGGCCTGGACTCCGAACATCAACTATGACTGGGGCGCTGTCTTAACGCTATACTGATGGCCGACAATGTTATACAGCATTCATTTGCGGCTGGTGAACTCTCACCAAGCCTACTCGCGCGCACCGATATTCCAAAATATCGGCATGGCGCTGCCACTATGCGGAATTTCTTTGTCGATCAGCGCAGCGGCGCGTCAACACGGTTCGGCCTAGCCTTCTGTAACCAGACCAAATTCAACACTAACACAAGGCTTATCGGGTTTCAGTTCTCCGCTGAGATCGGCTATATAGTAGAGTTCGGCAACCTTTATTGTCGCTTCTTCATTAATGGCAATGCGGTCTTGGAGTCCATCTTTGCGATCACTGGGATAACTAACGCAAATCCAGCTGTCGCAACTATTCCAGGTAATAACTACGTTGGTGGACAATGGATCTTTATCAGTGGCGTTGTCGGAATGCCACAGATAAACAACCGATATTATCAGATATTCAGTGTCGTTGGTTCCGCTGTCACATTAACCACTACTGGTGGGGTGAATGTTGACAGTACTGGTTACGGCGTTTACTCAAGCGGCGGGACCGCTGGGCGAGTTTACGAGATTGTCTCACCTTATGCTGCGGCAGACTTGCCCCTATTGAAATTCGCGCAGTTGGCGAACCAAATGGTTCTCGTCCATCCTAACTATGCCCCCCATATACTAACTGCGTACGCTGCAACTAACTGGACTCTGATCCCTATTGTTTTCGGAACAACGATAGGTTCCCCAACTATATCGAGCGCTACTCCGACTGGTGCTGGTACTGCTAATTACTCCTATGAAGTAACTGCGGTTGATGCTAACGGACAGGAGAGCGCTGCGAGCGCTCCATTCGCCGTTGCTAACGCAGTTAACATTGGGGCCACGGCTGGCTCAATCAATGTTGTATGGGGTGCAGTTAGCGGTGCTGCCTCCTACAATGTGTACAAGGCTGAAATAGCCATAAGCAATCCCGTTCCATCAGGCTCTGCCTTTGGCTTTATCCAGAATGTTACTGGGACGAGCATCGTCGACTCCAACATTCTTCCAGACTTCGCGTTGAGCCCACCAATAATCGCGGTTCTTGTTACGGGCCAAGGTGTTGTCAGTTATATTGTCACAGCCTCTGGAACCTACACTGTAGTTCCAGGTGTAACCATAGGTGCGTCTCCAGCTGGACAGACGGCCACAGCCCTCGCATCGCTTGGCGTGACAGTCGCTACGATTAATCAGCATGGTCCTTCTGGTTTTGAGGATATGTTCTTTCTGAATGGGTCGCCCAGTCCGGTTGGAAGTACAATATCGTTTTCAAACGGTGTCGTACTCCGAATAACTGGCGCAACCTTTCATGGCAATGTTGGTGGCACTTATGGAGACGTTTGGAGTTGCGATTCAGTTAGTATAAACTCTCCAGGCTCAATTACTGGCGTCGGTGGTTCCACTCCTACAAATCCAATTCTCCCTTCCAAGTGTAGTGCTACTGGATTTAATCACTTTGGGCTGGGCCCGCCAGCCTTCAACTTCAACTTTACCTGGGGCGTTACAGCGATTCAGGTCGGTACGACTGGCAATGGATACACCGCTGGCTCGCCTCCGAATGTTACATTCTCCGCTGGAGTAGCAACAGCAACTGCAGTCCTCGGTGCACCATCTGGGACAGCGAATAATCCTCTGGCCAACGGCAATCCCAGCTGCACCAGCTTCTTCCAACAGCGACTGTACTTCGCAGGATCAATCTCGAACCCGACCACCTTCTGGGCATCTCAACCAGGCCTATACACCAACTTCAACACTTCCGATCCAACCATTGACAGCGACGCTATACAAGGCACGCTTGTCAGCACTCAGTTTAATACGATTAAATCTATGCTTCCAATGCCTGGAGGTCTCATCATAATGACCGCCTCCGGCGCGTGGCAACTATCAAGTGGCGCTGGCGGCCTTGCCTCAACCTCCGCTGTCACTCCCATCAATGCCACTGCTACTCCGCAAGCGTATAATGGCGCAAGCGACGTTCCTCCAATCGTAGTTAACTATGACATCCTCTACGTACAGTCCAAGGGCTCCATCGTTCGTGATCTCTCGTATAACATCTACGCGAACATCTACACAGGTTCCGACATCTCAGTCCTATCCAATCATCTGTTCTTCGGACATCTGAGCAAGGAGTGGTGTTGGACAGAGGAGCCCTTTAGGATCGTGTGGACTGTTCGCGACGATGGCACTCTATTGTCATTGACGTACGTCAAGGACCAAGAGATGCTTGGATGGGCTCGGCATGATACACAGGGCCAATTCATATCAACTGCTGCCATTCGTGAAGGCATAAATGATGTTCCATACTTTGTCGTTTCACGATTCCTTAATGGAGTGCAAGTACAGTCCGTGGAGCGCATGGTCCCACGCTACTTGACATACGGGACAGAGGACGCCTTCTGCGTTGATTGTGGGTTTACTTCAGTCAGTCAATTCGTAACTCAAACCTCTACTCTATTTGCCTCATCCACATCTGGGACTGTTACATTCACATCTGGTACCAATGTGTTCGTATCAGGCAACGTTGGCAACATCCTCAGAATGAATGGTGGCATAGCTGTCATCAACACCTATACTTCGGCGACAGTTGTCAGTGGTACTTGGATACAGCCGATTCCCAATCCACCGCCAGCGCTTCAGCAAGTGAGTACTTCCTGGTCAATGTCAGTGCCAACTACTACGTTCTATGGTTTGGACTATCTTAATGGTTCGACAATCTCAATTCTTGCCGACGGGCAGGTTGTTCCACAGCAAGTGGTTAGTGGTGGAAAGATAACACTGCCGTTCGCGGCGACCAAAGTCGTTGCAGGTCTGCCGTTCCAGGCCCAGCTTCAAACCATGTACCTGGACACTGGCGATCCGACTATCCAGGGTAAACGTAAGGTAATTCCGCGTACTACCATCCGCGCGCGCGAGACACAGGGCGTTAAGATTGGCCGAACCTTTGGGACACTCCTTCCACAGAAGCAGTTTAATCCAGCGGCCTCTGGCGCTCCTATCACCACTACCCCGACGCCTTCGCTTGTCTCGGCAGATGTTTACTACATAATGGATCCTTTGTGGGAGATATACGGACAGCTATGCTTGCAAGTTGATGCTCCACTACCGGCCAGTATCCTTGGCCTGGTGCCCGAGATAGTTATCGGCGATTCGCCTGGGAATGTAAGGGTTGGCAAATGAAGGTAGAGATTATGCCTGTTGAACCTGCCCATGTAATGGGCTTGATCGAGCGAACTCAGTTTGCCTCGATAAGAGGCGCGCGCGAGTCTCTTCGAACTCACATTCTCCTCAGTGAGGACGCTTGGGTCGCCAAACTGGATGGCGTAACCGTAGCCACTTGGGGAGTCATCCCACCGAATATATTGTCAAGTCAAGTATATGTGTGGGCCATCGTTGCTGATGCAATTGCCGAGGATCCCTTTAATAAATTCCTTTTTGCAAGGTATTCACAGCGGATCGCTGAAATCTTGCTAGCGAAATACGAGTCACTCTATGGGTTTTGCTACCCATCACAGGTAGCTTCGATCAAGTGGCTTAAGTTCCTCGGGGCGAAGTTCGAAGAACCTCGGGAAGATGGTAGGATGCTGTTTAGAATAGGGAGAAAGTAAGATGCCAATGGAAGTTGTAATGGTCGGTGCTACCATTCTGGGTGCTGCGGTGTCCGCGGCTGGCGCTATGGAGCAAGCCAGCGCCACACAGAACCAGATGAACTATCAAGCTGAGGTCGCGAACCGAAACCAGCAGATTGACGTGGCGCAAGCTCAGACGCAGCGGGCCCTTGGTTATACCCAAGAAGAGGAAGCTGGGATGAGGACCCGTGCTGAAGTCGGTGGCATTGTGGCGGAGCAGGGGGCTGGTGGGCTGGATGTAAGGAGGGGGTCGCCACTTGCAGTTAGTCAAAGCGCCGAGAGGCTGGGCTACTTCAATAACCAGCTGCTTGAGAATGATGCGGAGCGCCGGTCTTACGACTATCTGGTGAAGGGCTTCTCTGATTCAGCGTCTCAGGAGCTGTATAGCTTCGGCGCGAGGCAAGCTCCGGTAGCCGGTGCCTTCGCGGCGGGTGGAGTGGGGCTTGCTGGAGCTGCTTCGGCCGCTGAGCGTTGGGCACGATTCGGCCCTGCGACGACATTAGGAACGTAGAATGCCAAGAGTCCCATACACTCCATATCCCACTGAGGCCCCCGCGCAAGTCCCCGCGCCTCGCGTTGACATTCCTCCGGCAGGATCGCCCGCCATCTTTGGTGCAACGATCGGGGTTGGGGAGGAACGCCTCGGCGCTGGTATGGAGCAGTTCGGGGCGAGCATGGCCCAAATCCAGAATCTGCGGGACGAGGTGAACGTCAACCAGGCTGTGACAAGCAATTTTAAAAAGATTGATCTGATGAATGGGGAGTTTGAGAGGCTGCCTGGAGACCAACAAGACGCAACGCTGCCACAACATATAGATAGCATGCGGAGGGCTGTGGATACTGACTCGGCTGGGATGACGGTGAATCAGAAGCTGATGTTCGATCGACAGACCTTATGGAACCTGAGGGCGCAGATGGCGAGGGCCGTTAGCTCCGCGAATAGCTCGTATCATGTCTTCGCACGCGACCAACTCGTTGGAGGTGTCAATAACGACATCGATCACGCTATAGGGAATTTCGAAAACGACGCTATTGTCCATCTTGATCTTCAACATGCTATGGAGAAGTATGCTAAGATAGCTACAATGGATCATGTACCAGTCGAGCAGATGCAATACAACACTAAGCAGACAATGGATAGAATAGCTGGTAGGATGATCAGGTCTGTCATTAATGGGCCGAAGCAGGATACAGCATGGGCAGAAAGATTCCTTAATACCTTCGGTGGCCAGATGACCAACGCTGGGCGCTTCCAGTTGAAACAGATAATTGATGATAAGAAGAATGACCTTGATGCTCATCGCATTAGCAGGGAGACAGCAGGTGAAGTGGAACCGCTGATTGGCGGGAGTAATACGACTGGCGTAGTGGTACCTCCAGCGACACCACCAGTCGAACCGCTCCCACCAGCGGCGCCGACCCAGGCGAAGCCTGATATCAGGTCCGAGATCAGTCCGGCGCAGGATGCCCTGAACCGCGGTGATTACTTGGCATTCGCGACGGAGACTTATAGACCTCATGCCCCACAAGTCCAGCTGGCAGCATTGCCGAGGGAGATGCGCGAACTGCCTGCTCGTGGGGGCGTTGAGGTTACCTCCGCGATTGACGAGGCAGCGCAACGATACAATCTCGATCCTAATACCATGCGCGCAATAGCCTCCATTGAGTCATCCAATAATCCTGGAAGCAACAGGGCCAGGGCTACACAGTACAAGGGTTTGTTCCAGCTTGGTAAAGACGAATGGCGCAGGTATGGTGAAGGGGATATCTACAACGCTCGTGATAACGCTACGGCCGCGGCCAGACTGATGGCTGACCATCAAACCTGGTTCCGCGAGCGCTATGGCAGGAATCCAACCGACGCCGAACTGTATATGATGCATCAACAGGGCCGTGGCTTCTACTCTCGTGGAGCGATGACAAACATCAGTGGCAATCGATACCCTGGAATGAGGGGGCCGCAGAGTAGAACTAGCTTCCAACAGGGCTGGGCTAATGAGTTGGCCCGGCGCAAGATGTTGCTCGCGGGGCCAGAGATGGCTGGAGTGTAGCATGGCCAATGGGCTGATAAGCGCAGCGCAATACGGCGGTCCTCAAGAGGTGATCGTGGAGGACCCCAATGCGATGGCGCCTCCTGCTCGTCCATCAGAGCCGATCGTAGATGACACTCCGATTTATGAGACGCCACAGCCCTACGTTCCGACCTCCGCTGACGTTGCTCCGCAAGAGAGGAATATAGCGGAAGAAAATAACTGGATGAGGAAGCTCCAGGACTACGCCAACCAGAACTATCCAGATGCCAATGAGCGGGAGAAGTTTCTTGATAGGGCTGCACGGTATACTCGGAATAACATAGCCATGCAGCGTAATGCCAATAAAATGATAATTCAGAATGACCAGGACAGCCTGGATAAGGTTCTATTTAACTACGACCAGTTCAAAGGGCGAGGACCAAGGAACGATTACGAAGCGACTCAGATTAATCCGGCTTGGCCCGCTATGAGGCAGGTTGCCCTGGATCATGATCAAGGGCGTTTCCAGAAGCATATTGACGGAGCGTTCGCACATAACAGCAGGATGGACGTGCCTGAGACCACTGAACGAACTGCGAGGTTCAATCAGGCTTACGGCCTGGTGCAGAGTGCTTTACAGGGTCAGCCTAACGTGGATAAATGGGAGGTATTGAAGAAGGTTGACCCTGCTCAATTGGACCTTTCAAAGAGACAGGTCGGCATTCTTCATCACGAACTTTCGACTTTGAAGTCGCAGAAGGAGATTGATAATCAAATGGGTCACTACATGCAGGTGGCATCGGGGCTGTTGAATGAAGCTCATATCCCTGCGAGTAATGACAGGCTGATCAATCAGTTTAAGGGTGCACTCACTTATGAGTTAAAACAGTTCCAGCATAATAGGAAGGACCCAGAGGCTCCGATCGATGACAGCGATGTCTTGCGAGTCACCGCTGGACTCATTCGCGATCGCACGGCAGGGACATGGAGTTCGTGGAATCCACTCGCCGACGCAGATCGAGCATTCATGGTTCCTCAGGGCTGGTTCACTGACGAGAATCGACAGCAATTCGTGAACAAGTTCCACAGAGAGCCTATCCCTGAGGACATCTACAGGTTGTATCAGACTTACAAGGCTAACAGTGCCAGATAAAGACACATTTAATTCGTTACTCGACCAGGACGTAGTGAGGCAACCTGATCCCGCGGATACTGCGCCTGCGCCAGATCCTATGGTGGACTTCTATAACACCTATATGGCTCCAACAGCGCAAACTAAAGCAGTCGCAGGATCGGTGCAGGATCCAGCCGAGACCGCTAAGAGCCTTGAAATCTCGGCCAAGACTGGCCAGAACCCAGCCATCGTGGCGGCTGATCCAGAAGCTGCACAACAGGCTCACAGGACTTCCCAGGCCGCGCAGTATGTCGGGAACAATAAGTATCTGCAAAGCTATGTGAATGAGGACCCAAAGGCCTCGACAGTCTCCAATGACGACTGGCATAATCTCGATGATATTAGCAAGGCGTTTGAGCAGAGTGGTTTAGTTAGCGTCCCCTGGGTTGGCGTGTTCCCCACTACTTCGGAGACCATGGATGCCTTGATTAATAAGGTGATAGAGGTCCCCCCTCTAAACCTGCTTACTGGTGTTTATAACATTGCCAAGTCCTTCATGAGCCACGTCTATGAGACGCCTCCAGATAAAATGTCCCAAGAGGAGTTGTATGCATGGAATCAAGCTCGGCAACAGGACGAGATTAAACTTGGATTTTTCGGTGGGTTGATGGGTCTTGATGTAGGGGCATTCCCTATGCAACGGTTTGGGGGGCGGGCCACTACAGCGCAGCTGAGAGAGTTCCTAGATAAGACTGGACCCGGGCCGGTGGAGTCTCGTGGTGCAAGATGGCGCAGAGAGATCGATGAGTTCCTGGCGAAGAAGGATACTCCGAGCAGGCCCGTTAGCACGCTGCCAGAGATCGT